AGCGGACACAGCAAACTGCCCTGAAGCATGTTCTATAACTAGTCATGTAGAGCATGCTGGTTCCTAGAACCGGGGCACTTTGTTTAAGATATTCAGACATGATTCTTAGGAATCGTGTCTTTTTTTCTTGTTGAAAAAATTTATCTGCTAAAAAATGGCTTAACTAAAGGACTTTTTACCTGTTATAAGCACTCGTTATGAGACAATTAGTAACAAATCAGTAACAAAAAAAAGACACCCCTTAAGGTGTCTTTCGCAGATAGGCTCACTTAGAGTACTTCTACCGCTGTCTACTCATATTATAATCTTATTCACTTCTGTCCACAACTTATTTTTTGATGCATTTGTATATATGTCAAAGGTGATATCATTTAGTTTGTGGCCCAGTACCTTTTTCCTAACGTAGATGTCAACGTTAGACAATTGACATAATGACGCAAATGTCTGACGAGTATCGTGCATTGTGTGTGTCGCTTTCAAATATCCATTTACAGTCGATAACACAGTACTATTCAGCGTTGTGTATGTACAATCTACTAATCGCTTGTCCGGCTTGAGCAGTTCGTCAATAACCAACTGTTTAATGTCGTTGTGAATTGGCACAACCCTGTTTTTGCCTGCTTCTGTTTTAGAGCCTGTCACAATGTAACTTATCAATTTATTTGAGCCATCATCGTTGCAAGGCTCATTGATATGAATGTTGTTTCTATTAATGTTTAATAATTCACCCGCTCGAAGACCAGTGTAAATATATATAAGCATCAAATGTGCTTCTGAAGTGTTTATTGTTTTTAATTCCTTGATTTCATCTATAGTGAATGGATAATGCTTTGTTGACTGCTTGAATTCAGCAGTTCTAATATAAGAAGTATAATCGAAGTCTCTCGAAATATACTGATGGATCACTGCATATTCAAAGATTTTGGAACACAGTGCTTTCATGTGTATTTGAGTTCCGTTCTTCGATTTGTCATTGTCAAATATATATTGCAAATCAGCAAGCGTTATATTATCTATTGGTCTATTGTATATAGTTTCAAAATGCTTGATCCACGATGCATATCCATTTCTCGCCGATTTCGACAGTTTGCAGAATTCTTCTTCGTCTAGGATGTGATAAATATCCTTGAATGTCGGAACATGCTTCTTGGTTTTCTCTTGAATTCTATCAAATAAATTAGGAGCAATATTTCTAGCCTCTTCGTTTGAGATACTATTAGATTTCTTTAGAGAGTAAAGAGACAACGCATTCAGTGCCTCTTCACGAGTTGCGAAAGTTCCTATACATATCTGTTTCTTTTTTCCTGTTATGATATCACGTTCATCACTCATTACACGAGCGCAGAAGGGAGTTCTTCGTTTACCCGATAGTTTAACTACAGTTCCGGTATTGTTTGGTCTGCGCCCAAACCTAGTCTTTCTAGCCATAATGTGGCACGTCCTTTCTATTTGTTTTTGCCTTGAACGTGTCAATCGTGATATAATTGAACACGTAGAAGGACTTTGGACAATCAGTTTCTTTTACAAGTCTTGCACCCTAGTTGCCGCTAGGGTGCTTTTTTTTATTTAAATATTTATTTTTCTTATTTTTTATCGTAATAGTGCTTATTTAAGTATTCTTGTAATTCATTCAAATCTGTATTGAAGTATTTGCATAACGCTATGGTGTCTTTCAGAAATATTCGGCATCTACCTGTTTCAACATCGTAGTACCATGTTTTTGCATGATCTACCGCAACCGCAGAATCATTGACAGATACTCCTTTTACAGCTCGCTTCTCTTTGAAGAATGCGCCTACTACCTTATAGTATTCGTCTTTCATTTTATTTTCTCTCCTTTCTTCATCATCATTTTAGCATTGGTTTCCGGTGTAGACAACCATTTAATAAAAATTAAATAATTTTATGTTTGCAAAAAAATGTTTAAAAATTGCTAAAAATTATGTTGACACCGAACGTCACAGGGGGTATAGTATAGACATGAGTTCGGTAGAACCGGACTTCAAAAAGAAAGAGGTGAGTAGATGTTAACAATCAAACAAATTAGAGTTGGCGCTGACTTGACTTTAAAAAACGCCAGTGAATTATGTGGGTGCTCTATTCCTACTTTCCAAAAATGGGAAGAAGAACCACGAAAAATGGAATTAGGAGCATTCAGCAACTTGGTGGATTACTACAACAAAAAGAATCCAACTCGTCAAATCCTTTATACAGATGTAGAATTTTAATTTTTTTTGCCCTAGCGTACGGCAACTCCGCACGCAAAGAAAGGAGACTTCAATGGATGAATGGAACATGAGTGTCAGCGAAGCGATGGAACTCACTCACAAGAGCAGAGAGTTCATCATCAATGCAATCCAACAGGGTGTAATGCCTGGCTCTGTTGTAGAAGGAGAGAATGGACGAAGAACGGTCCACATACCTAGGAAGGCATTTATATCTTATATGACCGAGTGGAATATGAGTCCAACAGATGAGGTCATAGAAGCATTGTTTAAGAAATACACAAATAAATAAAAGTAGATTCGTAAGCATCTACGGCCGTGGGAGCAAGACTGTTGCATTTGTCATTTCTCCTATCATTTTCCAAAATCCATCCCACGGCTCTAGGTGCTTACGAGTAAGCAAGAAGAAAGGGGTAGACAAAATGATTTACGAAGTCACAACAAGTCAAATCAATAATTTCAAGGACTGTAGAAGAAGATATTGGTTTGAATACAGAGAACTGCTTAAACCTAAGAAAGAGAACGAGGCATTAGTGATAGGGAGCAGCTATCATGCAAAGGTAGAAGAAATCCTTACTACAGGCTCATTCACTGAAAGTCACGATTATACAGATGCGATGGCAAGAGCATTCATCAAGTATATTCTCCCTCAGTTGCCGGAGATTGTCGATGTTGAACAGGAATTCAGATATCGACTAGCGAGAGGAATCTATCTAAAAGGAAAGATTGATGCAGTGTCTGTCGATGGACTTATCGAACATAAAACAACCGGCAACTACATTACCGACGAGTATATGTACAAGGTTGATTTCATGAACGACCAGGTAAGTAATTATCTGATTGCTAAGGAAGAAACTAGACCAGTCACTTACACAGTCATCACTAAGCCAACAATTCGTCTAAAGAAGACAGAGACATTAGATGAATACATTGAACGTTGTGAAGCATGGTATGACGAAGATACAGAAAGAAAGATCAGAGTATTCACTGTAAGTCGTACAAAGGAAGAACTGGAAGGACAGAGAAAAAATCTAGTTGCCATGGCTAAAGAAATCAGAAGATGTGACAGAGAGAAGTTCTTCTATAGAAATGATAGAGCGTGTTCTATTCTTGGCTGTCCTTTCTCGGGCATCTGCAGCAACTATAACGGAGATGCTGAAACGTTAGTTGACTTCGAAAAGAAGTCATCAACAAACGAAGAATTAAACGAAAACGGAGGTAAAAAGAAATGGCTTTAAAAACGTACACAGCAGATAACATCGAAAAAGAAGCGTTTACTTGTCTGCTTTATGCAAAACCAGGTGATGGAAAAACTACAACAATCGGTAAACTGCCAGGCAAGACAGTTGTCTTAGATATCGATAAGACAAGCGGTGTTTTAAAGAACAGTCCTAACGCTAAAGGGATTCTAATTGTAGATATCGATGTAGACGATATTGTAAACAGCATGAACGAAGCGCTTGCGTGGTTAGCAAGCAATACGGATAAATATGACAATATCGCAATCGATAACGTGAGCGAATTACAGAGCTGCATCCTATCTTATTATGGCCAGCTTGGAAGAAATGACGGAGTTCCTTCACAAGGCGATTATCAGAAATTTCAGTTTGGTTTAGCAAGAATCATCAGAAACCTAAAAACATTACAGAAGAGAATTCTATTAACGGCATGGCAGGAATTAGTGGATGTCACTTCACCAACAGGAGAACAGTATACATCATTCATGCCTAGAATTCAGAAGAGCGCTAGGGATAACGTATGTGGTCTATGTGATGTGGTTGGTCATCTAGAAATTACATCTACAGGAGAAAGAGTAATCAGACTTCTTTCAACAAAGAATGTTTATGCAAAAAATCAGCACGACGATAGAAAAGCGTGCAGACAGGAAGATTTATTCAGTACAGGAGGAAATAAATAATGGCAATTAATTGGGGATTTGAAGAGGTAGAAAACGAGTTTATTGAGTTACCTCAAGGTATGTACAGATGTCGTATCAAGACGGCAGAAGAAGCAACAACATCAACAGGAAAACCGATGATCAGTCTGATGCTTGATATCAGTGGTCACAATCAGAAACTATTCTACAACCTTGTTTTTGATGCATCTCATGCATCAATCGTAAACCAGAAATTACAGTCTATCTATGACAGTTTTGATATTCCTAGAGGGAATATGGAAGCAAGTCAGTGGGTCGGCAAAGTCGGCGCATTAAAGACAAGAAAAGAAAAAGACCAGTACGGAGGTGACCGTACAGGTGTTCACTATTTCTTGAGCAAGAAACAGGCAATGAACTTACCAGCATGGCAAGAACCTGGCGATGCACAATCTAGCAATACAAAGCTAAAGTCATTAACACCACCATCAATCGACGATGTCCAATTCTAAAGGATTATGTTAAGGGATTATCAAGAAGACCTATACATGAAAACGGTAGAAGCCATTAGGCAAGGCAAGAGAGGAATACTTATTCAGATGCCTTGCCGAAGTGGCAAGTCGTTTCTTATGGCTGAGATGATAAAAAACCTAAAAGGTTATGGCTTGGTACTGGTCCATAGAAAAGAACTGATGAAGCAGCATAAAGCATTGCTTAATGAGTTAAGCATAACAAACGCTAGAGTTGCGAGTGTCTTTACAGAAGCCAATCATTTAGACGAACGTGAAAAACCATCGGTCATTTTCATTGATGAATGTCATCTGAGTGAAGCGAGCAGCTATAAGAAGGTATGCGATCATTACAAGGTTCTTGTGGTTGGATTCACTGCAACTCCTACACGATTGAATGGTGATAGATTATCACTGTTTGACTGTATTGTACAGGGGATAACGGCTAATGAATTAATGAACCGAGGAGCAATCAGTAATTATGATTACTATGCGCCTAATATCGGTATCGACACAAGTGATATAGCGATTGTGAGGGGCGATTATCGTACAAGTGAACTACAAGACCTATTCACTAAAAACTGCGTCTATGGCGATATATTCAAGTATTACAAGGAACTTGCTGATGGCAAGCAGGCCATTGCTTACTGCGTATCTATAGAGCATAGCAAGAAGGTTAGAGACCTGTTTATTGCGAACGGCGTGAGCGCTGTTCATCTAGACAGTCACACACCATCGAGTGAACGTGAAAAAGTCATGAACGATTTCAAACAGGGTAAATTCAAAATACTATGCAATGTAGGACTGATCAGTGAAGGAATTACAGTTCCGGACTGCGAGTGCTGCTTACTGCTCAGACCGACAATGTCGCTTGCTCTGTACATTCAGCAGTCAATGAGATGTCTCACTCCAAAAGAAGGAAAGAAGGCAGTTATCATCGATTATGTAGGAAACTTTCAGAGACATGGTCTACCAACGAGTGACAGAGAATGGTCCTTGGACGGTGCAAAGAAAAGAAAGATGATAAATGACGATGGGTCATTTTCTATCCGTACATGCCCCCAGTGCTTCAAGGTATTCAAGACTGCTGATAAGTGTCCTTACTGCGGATATGAATACGAAGTCAAGGGTAGAGAACTGAAACAGATGGAAGATGTCAAACTGAGAGTGGTAAAAGAGCAAGAGGTCGAGGAATTAAACAAGAAGAAAAAAGAAATGAGAATGGAAGTAGGCCGTGCTAGGAGTCGTGATGAACTTATGAGAATCGCTAGAGAACGTGGCTACTCTGTCGCATGGGTACATATCCAAATGAGGTTGAAGGGAATATGCAGCTAGAACATATTATTCAGAATAAGGTGATGGTGGAACTGTCCGAAGCTGGCTTCACACCATACAGAATGGTTGTTGGAACTTATTATACAAAGACTTTAAATCCTATAAAAGTAGGCATTGAAGGAACACCGGATCTATTAGTTCTAAAGAATAATGGAGAGGTGTTTTGGGTAGAAATGAAAACAGATAAAAAAGGTAGCAGATTAAGAAAAGTTCAAGAGGATTACCACAAATTCCTAAAATCAATCAAGCATAGAGTATATGTCGTAAGAAACTTAGAAGACATAGAAAAGGTCATAGAGATTGAGAAAGAAAAAGAATCAATATGCAATTTATGATGCGGATGATATGTGCGTCTGCGTTGGCAATGCTCAAGAATGTTCACACTACCTTGGAATAACTCTGCACCATTTTTACACCAAATTGTCAGTTAAAGGAAATAAGAAATTCAAGATATATAAATTAGAGGAGGACACGAATGAATGATTGTGTGAACCACCCTTCTCATTATGAGACAGGGAAGTTTGAGTGCATTGAAGTAATGGAAGAAACACAGGGCGTAGAAGCAGTGAAAAATTTCTGCATCTGCAATGCATTCAAATATCTATATCGTCACGCTAACAAGAATGGATTAGAAGATCTCAAAAAGGCCAGATGGTACTTAGACAAATACATAGAATTAAGCGAAAGAGGTGAGATCGATGTCGTACATAACAACGCCTGTAGATAACCTTCAAAGACAGGCTGAAAGCATCGAAAGCAAAGTTACAAAATTGAACGCAATCTACGAAGATTATGAAGGCTTGATGAAGGATTACCGCGAATTGGAATGCCGTTTCTATAAACGACGTAAAAGAGATTGCGATGAAATCAATGAATTAAGATACAAACTCAAATGCAAAGAAGAGATGTTATCTAACAAGGATGAACAGCTAGAGAACTACCGAGCTGCAATCGGAATACTTGTGGCAGTCATTGCATTTTATGTTGCATTGACAGTAGCAATTTAAGAGGGGGGGAAGTTAAATGATTACTTTAAAATATGCAGATATTTGGGGATTCGAGCATGCCGTTAGAGGTATGCGAAACCCTATGAACAGTTGGGATAAGAGTGATACTTTTGTTGATTATGACCTTGTTTTACTAGGTAAAAGAGATAAGGAATTAATGAAAAGATTAGTTCATGCAGGCCCTAGTCATAGAAAATTCTTAAGACAGATCTTTGTGAGTGTCGATATCACTGCACCACTCTATTGGTGGAAGCAGTTCGACACTTATAAAATCGGAATTACTCCTAATTCATGTAGCACAATGCATAAGATTCATGACAAGGAGTTCACGCTTGATGATTTCAGCGTTGAACATTTGAATGATGATGTGCTCAATAAGCCATTCAAAGATATCATAAGTTGTTTGAATTTTTTTAGACAGCTTTATATCCAAGACCATAGTAAGGATAACTGGTGGCAGATGATTCAGTTACTGCCTTCTTCTTACAACCAAAAGAGAACAGTGACTATGAATTATGAAAATCTGTTGAATATCTATGAAACTCGCAGAAATCACAAGTTGGATGAATGGAAAGATTTCTGTAAATGGATTGAAAGACTACCTAATGCAGAACTCATTACAGGAGAAGAAAAGAATGTATAAAGAAATAAGTAGATTGGTGGAATTATTAAAGCTCCCACAAAGCAGAATACTTGAATTGGACAAAGTGGCGCATCTTAACGGCGATGATTTAACTCTCACTATTGCAACAGAGGAATGTGCTGAGTTAATCCAGGCAATCACTAAAGTCAAAAGATATGGCTTTAATGGTTTATATCAAAGTAACCTACACGAAGAAGTTGCTGATGTGCTTATCTGTATAGCAGAGTTGGTTTCTCTAGGGTACTTGGATATTGATGAAGTCATAGATTGGCAAAGATTCAAGATTGACAGAGAAGTGAGTAGGCACTTAGAAAGGTGGGATGATCAATATGAGTTATAGCATTGGCATTTATGTAAAAATTGAAGGAAGCGGTAAATATGTAGAAATCGCAGAACCATTTCATTCTTCTCCTAGTTACAACTTAGGAAAATTATTTAGAAGCTGCATGAATTGGAATTTTAACTCTAATGAATATTACAGATGCGATCATGTAATAGAACACTTAGATAGAGGAATCAAGGAATTACGTTATAAGCCTTACGACTATGCCGGATTAATTCCTGGAAACAATTGGCAGGGAATGCCTAACGCACTTTATGTGTTGGATTCTATAAAAGACTGCATTTTAGAACAAGCAGAAGAAATACCGCTAGATTGCATGTATATGAGTTGGGAGTGATTAGATGGCAATTATTAATCCTTGGATTTTTTATTTAATTGATGTATTAAGCACTTTAAAACAAAACAGTCAGTTTATTGCTGGTGTCTCAATCTTGGTATTTTGCGGTACGGGGATAGTTGGTGCAATTGCTAAAAGTGAGAGTCGTTACGACAATAGTTTTGCTCGTCTTGCAACGCTGTCAGTCAAAGCACTCAAAAAAATACTGATTGTTATATGCATCAGTGCTGGTGTATATACAGTTACTCCTTCTGAAGAAACGATGTATAAGATGCTGGTTGCTCAATACGTAACATATGAAAACGTAGATAAGGCTACAGAAAGCATTAAAGAAGGTGTTGACTATATTTTCAAAAAGTTAAACAAGGAGGACAAGAAAGATGAATAGCGTATTTATCAATACAAACAATGGCAAGTATTACAGAATCACAGTCAGAACAGAGAAACCTGGAACGAATATCGAAATAGCGTGGGATAACATCCAAAATGCTGTAGCACGTGGAGCAACATGGGTTGGTTTTTCTGAAGCAGATAATTTTGAAATTAAAGAAATGATGAGTGGAGTAAACGTATCAGCAGTCACACTCAATATAACTAATATCTGTTCTATCGAACTTCTTAAGGAGGGCAAGAAACATGTATAAGAAAGGTGAATATTTTGGTTTTAGCGCCGCTTTTGTAGAAGTTGTAATTTTGAATTATCTTGAAAACTGCACTCATTTTAAGTGGATTGCAAGAGACCAGGATGGTTGCTTGTGTATTTATGAAGATAAACCTCATAGAGAAAAAACTGATGATAACATTGGCTATGTTTATTGGAATAGAAGCGACATTAAGCCGGATGATATAGAATTCTTAGGTCCGTTCGAAAATCTTTTCAAATTTATCAAATGGGAAGATTCAGAACCTACATTGATTAAAGATGCTTTAGATAAGGTGGAGTATTAGGAAATGATTAACGCAGAAAAGTATAGAGATAAATTGCTAAAATTTATCAAAGAGAAAGATGCTGGGAGTTTTACATTTAGCAAAGGTAAAGAAGGCAGTTTTTGGCAATGTGGTGGAAGACGTTGCTCGGAATGTGGAATGAGCAAAGAAAGAAGTAATTGCACAGTGGCGAGATTAAAATGGCTTTTATCAGAGTATAAAGAGCCTGTCAAATTAACTAAAATTGAGTATTACATTCTTAAGTGGGCTAAAGAAAATACGGAATTTAAATATCTTGTAAGACTTAAAAATGGAAATTTATGTGCATATTCCGAAAAACCTTTCAAGGATAATCAGCATCGTGTTTGGGCAAACAAAGAAAACGTTAATTCACGCTTAAGTATGTTCAATGACTTATTTGAGTTCATTAATTGTGAAGACTCAGAGCCTACATCAATCGAAGATGTACTCGGTAATTGTGAGGTGATCAAAAATGAATCTGACAAATAGAATCAAGTTAAGAAATAAAATAATTGATACATTGAACAATCAAAAATGCCGTATTGAAGCTGACGAAAGAGACGAAAATTTCAATTATGGCATTGATATCTGTATAAGTGCAGTTGAGGAAATTTTTAAAAACTGCGAGGTGGAAGAGAAGTTACAACAGGAATATGACGAACTCTATGAAGCCCATGAAGCACTCTCTGAAGCCCATGAAGCACTCGCTTACGACTGGGCGAAGTTAAAGAAAGAAAATAAAGAGCTGCATGATTATTATGATGACCTGCGCAAAAATTACAACGAACTTGTCATCAAATTCAACAATTTATACAGCGAACTTTATGAGGAGGGGTACATAGAAGATGATTAAACTTTGGAATAAAAGTGAAACTCTCCAGCAGAAGTGCAAGAGACTTGAAAATGATTGTGAAGTTTATAAAAGACTTTATCAAAATCTGTCAAAAGTGAATGAACAGTTAAGAGAGATATATTATGAACAGGTCGATAAAAACGAGAAGCAGAGATTAAGACATGCCAAAGACTACAACAGACTGCTAAAGGATTACAAAACTTTGAAAGCACATTATGAGGAATTAAGTAAGGAGTGTAAGGAAATTCAAGAGGAAAACATCTCCTTGCTTATCAACCAAAAATCGTCGGAAAGAACGAATAACAAGATACTTGATGAAGTTCAACGATTACATGACCGAGTAATGGAACTGATTGCAGAGGAGATGAATGAAGATGATTAAAAGACCTAAAGAAATAGATTTTGTCATACTTATAGATGCTGAAGGCAGACCGTTAGTAAACTTCAAAGGATATGCAGAGGCATTAGAAAAGTACTGCGATGAATTGGAAGCAGAGCATAAGATTTTAGAAAACTGGGATATCGCCTCATTTAGGTACTACCAAGGCATGAGAGAGGCTTTATGGATGGCTATTAATGATGCTATGAACGATGTCAGTGAATGGGGAAGATATGCTGATGCACGTAGCAAACGTGCTGAATACAATAGATGTATTAAGCAAAACCAATCATATGCTGCTGGCGTTATGGAATTCTATGAAAACATGGGAGTAAAGAAAGCCTGGGTAAGTGAAAAGAATATCACGAAAATACTTGAAGAACTCAAGAAGATTATAAAGGTAGGCAAGTAATATGAATGATGCAATTATGGATATCATAGGCATTCTGCTTATGACATGCACAATCATACTTATTGCTATTGGATTTTTTTGGAAAGAATAAATAAAGGAGAAATATTATGAACTATAGTTTAAACACAAGAGAAGTTAAGAGAGGAGATATCTTCTATATCACATATTCAAAGAATTTTAATGATTCTTATTCTTACGACACAACAGGTAGACCTGGTGTAATCGTATCAGACAATCATTTGAACAGAGGCAGTGAATATGTTGAGGTTGTCTATCTTACAACAAAAATCAAGAGAGACATGCCTACTCATGTAGATGTGTTCTGCAAAACACCTTCTACTGCTCTCTGCGAAACTATCCATACTGTTGAAAAAGATCGAATCGGTACTTATGTGAGAACTGTAAGTGATGAAGAAATGGAAGGAATTGAACGTGGATTAAGACGTTCTCTAGGTATGGGCACTCTAGATAGCGATATGAAAAAGGTGGTATCTGTTAATGATATAGAACCTAATAATGATATGGGATTAGCCTCAATGCAGAAGGAAATCCAACTTACTGCAGAAAGAGACATGTTCAAGAAATTGTATGAAGACTTATTATCAAAAGTCGTTGGAAAATAAGGAGGAATTTAATGCTAACAGTTAATGAATTATTCGCCGGAATCGGAGCGTTCAGAAAGGCTCTGATTCGTCTTGGCATCCCACACGAAGTAGTGGGCATCAGCGAGATTGATAAATATGCGATCAAGTCATATAACGCAATCTATGGAGAGACTAGAAACTACGGTGACATCTCAAAAGTAGAAAGACTTGATTATGCTGACTTATGGACATATGGCTTTCCATGTCAGGATATCAGCCTGGCTGGACAGTTGAAGGGAATCGTAAAAGGCGAGACAAGAAGTGGATTATTATATGAAGTTCAGAGACTTCTTGCTCAAGCCCAGTCAGATGATGCACTCCCTAAATATCTAATTATGGAGAATGTCAAAAATCTAGTAGGAAAGAAGTTCAGAGCAGACTTCGATTCATGGCTCAATTGGCTTGATGAACTGGGTTACAACAACTATTGGAAAGTACTCAATGCAGTGGATTATGGCATCCCACAGAACAGAGAAAGAGTCTTCTGCATCAGTATTCGAAAGGATATCGATACAGGCTATACATTCCCTTCTCCTGTCGAATCAGATACAGTTCTCATGGATAAATTAGAGCCTGTTGAGAATATCGATGAAAAGTATTTCCTTTCCAGCGAATGCGTCAAACGCAGATTCACGAAGAATCAGATTAATGAGGAAAAAGGCTACAGAGAATGACACCCAGCATCAGAGTAACACCGTGTATGACCCTAATGGTGCAGCTAGAACACTTACTGCATGTGATTATAAAAGTCCTATGATGATTAAGGAGGAATTTGAATGATAGTTGCAGAAATAGCAAAAAGTAAAAACGATGAGTTCTATACTCCGTCGTATGCAATCGAACCAATTATGAAATATGTGAAACCTGGTTCGACAGTATGGTGTCCTTTTGACACAGAAGACAGTTTATACGTTAAGAAATTCGAAAGTGCCGGATATAACGTTGTTCATTCTCATATAGAAGATGGTGAAGATTTCTTTGAAATGACAGCACCAAAATGTGATTACATCATTTCTAACCCACCATATAGCAAAAAGACAGATGTACTACAACGATTATTCAAACTAGATATACCTTTTGCAATGCTTGTTGGTGTTGTCGGGTTATTTGAAAGTCAGAAACGTTTTGAGATGTTTAGAGATAACACATTTGAATGTATGTATTTTAATAGACGAGTTTCTTATTTTAAGAATTATGAAGACCAGAAACCAAGTCTGAATCCACCGTTCAGTAGTATATATATATGTCATAATATACTTCCTCATCAGATTGTATTTGAAGAAATAAACAAATAAAGAGAGGAGTTGCAAGAGAATGAGAATTTATGACCAGGCAGTAGAGACCGTAAAAAGAACTGATGCCAAGCCTGGTGACTTAATCGTTCCGTTTCATTATCGAAAGATAACAAATGGAATATGTCCAACTCTCACAACAAGACCAGAAGGTCTGAAAACTATGATATGTGTAATAGAGGAGCGTAAGGAATGAAACGATGTAATCTTGTAGCAGAATACACAAACATTAAGTATGAACAATCTCGTCGCATCTACGGAATGGATGGAATGTGTCCTACCATTACAACGAGAGCGACGGGATGACATGAGGTGAAGATAATGGATAATAGACCTATTGTCAGAATTGCAGAAGCAACCAAAAAGGGATTCGCCGAAGCAACCATTGGAGACAGCATTAATATTGCCTATCCAAACAGCAATACAAGAAGAGGAAGAGTGTGCGAGGGCAAGGCAAATACCCTCAGCACTAGTCCACAACAAGCAGTGATTACGGAGGATAGTAACATGGAGAATATCAGAATTAGAAAATTGACACCTAGAGAGTGCTGGAGACTGATGGGGTTTGATGATGAAGATTTCAACAAGGCTCGAGCAGTCAATTCAGATACGCAGCTTTATAAGCAGGCTGGCAACTCTATCGTTGTAAATGTGCTAGAAGCAATCATGGGTAATATGTTCATAAATGATTATATCAGTCAATAATGAATAAGTATATTTACAAGAAAGTCGATTACTATTCAATGAGACAGTTAAGTGATGTAATCGATGAACTAAGAAGCAGATACAGAATAATAGGATATAGAGCGTATGCACAGGAACAGTATGCTGTACTTACTCTATATCCTATAGAACAGGAGAAAATAGAATGATGCAGAAGAAAAGCGAACTAACACCAGCAGATATCAAACTGGTATGGTACAAGGACCTCTGGCTTAAGTACTTATCTATGTGTGAAGTGGATTACTACAACGATGAGAGAATGAGACTAGAGTATCTATGCAATCTTATTCTTGATGATCTGATGAGACCGGAATATAAGCAGGTTAACCTTAATGTCTTTCCTCATTCTAGAGTTAAGCTAAATCAAACAGAGTTTGATAAGATTATAGAATTGCTTGAGAAAGGAGATGTAAATGATGGACAATGAAGAACTAATAAAAGTTATTAATACTATGCAGAAAATTACCGATGGTCTGCTGACACAGAACGCCAAGCTGCAAGAAGAACTGGAACGCTTGAACAGAGATTACTTTCTTCTTGCAGGGGTGATAACTATCACACTGCTGCTTGTGCTGTATGCTATGTGGTAATGTGGAAAGGGGGAATTTTAAATGGCAAGACTAGCAGAAGTGTGGTGCACATTCAGAAATCCAATTAATTCTTCGCAGTTCTATGCGCTGAAGAATCGCTTTTATCTTATAAACCTGGACAATGTAACGTGGCGTCTAGAATCGGCAGACTATAATATGAGAGGTGATGCGTGGCTGATTAAGTTCTTTCATAACGGAAAGCAGATTCATTCGATGAAGTTCTATGATGAACGCTTAGCCAAAGACATGCTTAGATACCTTAAAGAGTTCAGACCGAAAAAGGAACACGGCACATTTAGTTTTGAAGGAATAACAGTTGACATAGACGATGTAGTGATGATTTCCAACAAGTACTATAATGATGCCGATTCACTAGGTGACACGAAAAGGTACACTTTTCTGATACATACAGTCAACTCCAAATGCAAGAGAGTTACCAAAAGCAGCATACCAGGTCGAGAGACAATAAGAGAATTTCAGAAAAGATTTATCAGATAATATGAAAGGTGGTGATCAGTCATGAGTGATTACAGAGGTGATCTATACAGAAAGATTATACTTGATTTCTACAAGCAGAAGCATAGACCACCATATGTCGAGGAACTCAAGGGCTTAGGTGTCAAGGAACTGTACTTCAAGAAGAAATACGGCTCATATCCTAACTACATCAGAAACGAATTGAGACTGCCTATTACACAGACATTCGCTAGAGACAGGATAGTAGTAGACAAGACAACAAACGAAGTTGTCTTTGAAGGCACGATTTATGAGATAAATGAATTCTTCTTCACTAATGAGCCGAACGTAACAAGACATACGCTTGATTTCTATCTTAACAAGAAGGCATTCAGAAGGTACTGGTATATCTTCGCAAAGATGAACTATCATGTATGGGTTGCAAGCGACTGCGACTTCAAGCAGTACAGACGTGCCATGTATTTCCTGTTCAGAAAGAAATGCTATCCAAACAATATGCTCTATGCGAAGAATGGAGAGGTGGCACAGCTCAAAAGGCTTGGAGAGCAGCTTGACAAAGGTGAGATACAACTGAGTGATGTGCTGGATGTGGAGAAATACAAGGAATTTATAGGAAAGGACATTGATTACTATGAGGTTGTATGACGAAATAAAACAGAATATAAACTGCATTGAACTCGCTGCAGAACTGGGCATCGAACTGCACAAGAACGGGGGCACATATCGTTGCCCCTCTTTTATTCATGAAGGACATAATCCCAACAGTGTCATGGTGAGCGAGGACTCCTGGTTCTCGTTCAGTGACGGTGTCGGAGGAGATGTTACAGACATGCTTGCATATGCAAAGTATGATGGCGATAAGTCCATGGCGTTCAAGGATATGTGCCATCGTTTCAATCTTGCATTCAATGATACAGAATACAAGCAGAACTATAGAGAATGGAACAATGCCATACTGCAGTGGCATAATGAACTAACGGAAGAGGATATAGAGTATCTGCACCAAAGAAAGATCAAGGACAGCACCATTAATAACCTTTATATAGGAAGTCATGTATTCAAGGAGAAATCGCCTAACGGTGAGATGGTGGATGTACCACGTATCATCATCCCTATTTTCAAGAACAACAGCTGCGTCTACTACTGCGCTAGAAACAGAAGTCAGTATAATGTAGTTAAATATAAGAAGCCATACCTGGAGGAAGCATTCAAGGAGAATACGCTGTACGGCCTTGATACACTTAACAGAAGTGAGACTTATACCAACAATGATACAATCGTCATTGCAGAAGGAGTATTCGACTTCTTGACATTCTACCAGGAAGGCTACAGAGTCCTCTCGAGTGCTACAAGGCTGTCTAACAAGCAGACGGAGTATCTATGCAAGATTGCCAAGAAATTCAAGCGTGTTGCTATCTGCTACGATAACGATGGGAGAGGCGTGCAGTTCACAACAGCAACTGCAAAGCAGCTGTTCGAACACAATATTCCGTTCGATATAGTCAACATCCCTAGAGAGTACGGCAAGGATGTGAGCGACTGCTACTGCGCCGGCATCTCACCTGTTACACTGCTGAATGATCATATGGTGGACGGCACGCTATGGTATCTGAAGACAACCATGTCTGATATGGATGAACTGATGGAATATGTCTACAAGGCACACAGTCCTTATATGAGCAGAGTTAAGAAGAAAGCCATATTGCAGTATGCCAAGGAAGTTTTAGGTGCTGACGGCGAGGAAATGAAGGAAATACGAAGGGAACTGACAAGAGGCAAGACAAACGATGAATACGCCCATGAGTTTATCGCAAACTATGACTATAAATTAAGATGTAATCCATCACTCGGTTTCTATCGCTTCAACGGCACGTACTGGAGCAGATGCGATGATGCACTCATCAGACAGGGAATCATGGAGATGTTCGATGTATCATTCAATCTTGAATCAGCGATACTGAACAAGGTTAGAACTATCGTATATGATGATACGCTGCCTAACCAGGTGAACTGTCTGAACCTCAAGAATGGTACGCTGTATTTCACGGAGAATCCTTTTGACGGCTATTACAGATTCACTAGAAAGCGCAATCCCGATGACTTCAATGACTATGTGCTCAACTACGAGTACAGAGAGAATGCATACAGCCAGGACTGGGAGGATTTCCTAAGCAGCACCACAAGCAGTGACGAGAAACTTATCAAGCGATTCGCAGAATACTTCGGATCGGTGTTCATGGAGCACAGCATACAGGACAAGGCGTATCTCTTCTACGGAAATGGAAGCAACGGAAAGAGCGTACTGACAAAGGTATTGAGTGCACTGCTGGGTGATGGTAAACTATGCAGCACTCTAGAATTAAGCCGTCTAGGTGGGCGCTTTGACACACTGCAGCTATTAGGCAAGTATGTCAACTTCTGCCATGAAGCGACAAGCGACATCAAGGAGGCAGAGCCTATCTTCAAGGCGATCACATCAAACGATGTCATATCCACAGATGTGAAGGGCAAGCCACGCATTGAATTCAAGCCTAGATGCAAGATATTCATTGACTGCAACGAACTGCCAAGAGCGAACAAGTCAAACGGCGGATGGCTCAGAAGGTTCGAGGGTACAAAGCACAAGTTCAACAACACATTCACTACAGATGAATCACGAGTGGATGACATCCATGTATTCAGAGCGATACCAGGAATCGACACACTCCTCACAAGCGATGAAGTGCTGCCTGCAGTATTGTGGTGGAGCATTGGCGGTTATGTCAGACTGATTGAGAATGGCTATAAGTTCAGCGAGATAGATGAGGACAAGGATTTGGAATACGAGTTCGCTATTGAGAGCAACCATGTTATCGAGTTCCTTAACGAGTTCGACTGGGTTGATAACGGCATGACTCTTACATCAATGAAAGCCAACAGAGTGCATGAGATATACACAGAATGGTGCGAAATATGCAAATACAGAGTGGCTGGGAGAAATACCTTCTACAAGAATCTGAAGGCTGCAATTGCTTATTTCAAAAACAACGACGGACCAAAATGTGAGTTGAAAATGATATATCATCAGTGGTTTTTAGTAAAGAAGTAGAGGGGTACACAACTTATGGCGTTTTAAAACGCCACAAACACCACATGTGTATTTTTCGTTATTTAAATGATAGTCCTTGAAACGATACCATCATACCTCTAATACCTTATGCGAATCAGAAAAATTCACATATAAAAAACATTGATATATACTTACTTTTTTATATATTATAGGGTATTAGGGTATTTTATATATAAGTAAATAGTATAGAGAGTATAAATATGTATATATGTATTTATATATAGGTGGTATAGGAAAGGGGGTCAAAAAACTCACATTTCCCACATTAGGCATATACAGACCACCCATCCCCCTTGTGTGTGTGCGATTTTTTTGCCGGGGGGGGATGTGTGAATGTGACACATGAGGGTAGGGGGTTGAATCTGACCATCGGTCAATTATTTTGTCAATACTTTTTTAGAAATTCGATTTTTTGGAGGTAAAAAAATGGCGAAGAAGAAGTTCGACTACAACGAGATGGGCGAAAGCAAGCTGCCTGTCGCACGTGCAAGAGAGATGCTCAAGTTAAAAAGAGCAACAATCAACGATTTTGATACAATCAAGAACAGAAGTTATGAATATCTCACTTACTGCGATGAAAACAACAGAGTTCCGACCTTGAGAGGTCTATGTGTCTGCCTTGGAGTTTCGCCAGACACTGTTAACAGATGGATTGCTGAGAGACCTAATCACGAAACAACGATTTTTCTCTCACAGATGCTTAATCTGATGGCTGATAATCTCGAACAGGGAGCACTTCAAGGAACTATGGATAGAAATGCTTCTGTATTTCTGTTGAAATCCAATTTCGGCTATAGAGATAACCAGGATGTGAATGTTCATCATATGGTTTCTGAAAGCAAATCAATTGAACAGATTGAAAAGGAAATTTCTGCTGTTGTTATAGATGCAGATTTTGAAGAGAAATAAAAAAAGGTGAGCGTTTTTGCTCACCTTTTTACATATGCACGTGAAAATTCTGCCACCACACGTGTGAAATTTCTGACGGCGCATTATGCCATCTGAAATTTTGCCGTATTTTTCCTGTTTTCTTGAGTATAGATTTTTTGTAGTTCTATGTAAGATTTTCCATTCTTATATTGATATAGGTTACATGCGCCTATAGCCTTAAATGGGCTATATTTCAATTTTAAGGCGCATTTATATGAAAGATGATAATTATATCACGATATGATTAAATACGCTAAAAAGGGCTATTTAAAGCCCTGTAGAATATCTTTACAATTGGTACGTATGAGCTGCATTATATAAATAGCCTATATTTCAATTTTAAGCGTTGTTTGTGTGATTATGGTATATTTATATCACCATTATATAAAAGTCTTCTAGAACGCTTAAAATGCTTATTTACCTATGATCATAAAAAATGTTTATGAACGCTTATTAAATGTTTATGAACGACAAAAAAGAAGATGTCACCATCTTCTTCTTCTTTTGATTGCACTACTACCATTGAAACTAAGTAAGAATATTTCAACTTGCAGCATGAACCACGCTACAAATTTAATAAACCACCATATCAACCAAAAAGGCAAAAATAGAAAATACATTAATAATCTAAACATTAATCAACCCCCTCGATACGAATAGCACGGCTTGCGACTGGGTCCACCTTGACAAACATACCCATCACGTCATAAATTTCAGTGCTGCCACTTTCTTCTACTATATCATACATCGTGCGAATATAACAGATATCATCATAATTGTTTAATTCTTCATAGGCTTCTAATTTCTCTAAAATTTTTAGTTCCTGGTCCTCATCACCATAGTAATAATAATCATCACCATAATAATACTTACTATAATAAGCATCGTTATAATGATAATATCGTGATTGCCATGGAATATAGCCCTCATTACTATAATAGATGCCATCGTTTTCGCACCATTCACCATAGCGGTATATATTGCCGTGACTGTCAAGAAACGCCAGGCGTGATCCATTTATAATAGGTTCTAGCAGCTTTTCCGTTCTATCATCGTGTAAGAATTTAGGGTTCATATCATAGAGATATGATACACACTTATTCACAAATAATTGTGTATCGCTATAGATACTTTTCTTTTCCTCAAAGTCACATATTATACCATTATGCGCCATACCTAAATTTGTGATAACGTGTGTTTTTCGTAAAGCGTTTAGATCACTAGTGACAGGAAAAGGATGGCAAGTGGCGCCATCTGTTTTCCCACTAGTGGAAATACGAAAATGTAAAATTAATGGAATTTCTTCTATATTGATTTTCTTTTTTAGTTTATCAATACTATTTAACAATTCTTTTAAGGTCATGAAACCTTTATTGATATGTACTCTATTGTTATAAGCGTACATATAACCCGCGCCGTCGGGGTTGGTATCAAACATTGTTTCTAATGTCGTTTCATCTATCATTTTATGATGAGCTGGTTTGATTGCAATAATGCACATTAGAATTCACCCCCTAACAAGTTAGAAAGTTCTTTTCTATTGCATAGATAGTAATAGCCGTGTGTTTCAAAGGTTTCAAACTCCGATAAATCAATATAGTTCTGACGGCGTTTGTGTAGTTCTCCGTTATTGTTATAGAGACAATAGAAAACGATTGTATCTCCTACAATCTCACCAACACAAACATGATTTAAATTGATAAAAACGTTTTCATCTAAACCTTTTTTAATTGCTTGCATTAGTTCATTTTCTTTCTTTTCTAACTCACCTAAATTTAATTCACTATCGCAATAGATATCACGTGAATTACTGTATTCTCTACAATAATCACCATCTAGCAATAAATCCCATGTGATAACATCTGTATTACTCATTGCGACCATACAGATATTATGAACTAGTTCAAGGCTGGCCATAAATGTTTCATATCTTAAAGTACCACGGAAAAATCTAAACTCATAAGTAGAACTATTGTTTTCATTGAACCATGTAGAATGTCCATAGTGTTTAGTGTTTTTCGCTTTATGCATTGTTACACTGTTTTTACGGACTTTTTCCCCAAAGTCGCTATAACCATAATCCCAACGCTGGCGGCGTGAAAACTGAAATAATTCATCTTTAAAGAAGAAAAGAATTGTTTTCAATCTGTTATAACCGCGATCATCAAAAAACGACTTGTTAACGTGCACATGCAAGCCGCAAGTTCCGGCGTCATGTGATTGACACTCACCATCTAATTCACTAAAGAACCAGTCGTTATAATGTTGGTTCTTGTGATATGCTAGTGTACATGGTTGACTAATAAATTCGAATGCAACCGTACAATCATATTCACAATGTAATACATCTGTACTGTCACCATCTAATACGCTTGCAGCTAAACTTTCACAATCGCCACGTACGTTGTCAACTTCTAATTCAAACCCCATAAATAAAGGACTTTCACGTGCTAGTGAACGTGGGTAATAACCATCACGATAACAATGGTAATCATAGATTACAGGGTCCATATCCTCCCAACAATAATCACAATAATATTTACCATTTCTACAATGCATATGATAAGAACTACTGTAATAATTGCCGCATTCGTCACACTTATGGTAATCATAATCTTTAGTAACATATTCGTTGATATCATCTAAAAAAACAGTATAATCTTCTGGTTGATAGTCTTCTGTATCATAACAATAGACATAATTTTTTTCTTCTATAGTATCATTGGTAATAAGATCATCATCATGATAACCATAATTGCTAGTATTTTTATTGATATAGCAATCTTCAAAAGAAGAATATTCAATATTATAATCTTCTTTTAATTCTTCAAGTTTACTCTTAGAAATAGATTTAAAATTATTGTTGTCATAATACTTTACTAAATTATCCATAATGTTTTACCTTAAGAAAAACATATGATATAATCATGTTGCTATTTGTCGGGAAACATATAGCACTAATATAAAGAGGTTAATTCTAATATGTACATCTATATATAGATTGGTACGTTGTGAATTAATCTCTTTTCTTTTTTAGTACTATACATAGCAATATGTATATATACGTTTCTCTTTTCCTTTTGAGATTTTCACGTATTCAATTGTCAATGAACTATCTTTAGAGAACTAATAAAATAGTTTTCGTTCTCTGTACCTATCATATAACTAATATATTAGTTAGTCAACAATTAATTTAACTAATTAATTAGTTTTTTTAATTTGTCTTTTAATCGTTCGTTTTTCAGACATAATCTTTTTAATACCCCCGCCCTCCCCATTTTTTCGAAGGTTTTACCAATACTGCTCAACCCCGCTACCACCGACGGCCTAATTTTAGGCAAATACTAATAAATTAGTTATTTAATTGACAAAACTAATATATTAGTGTATAGTTGTAAACGAAAGGGGTGGACAGACATGAACATAAGCAACGCTTTAAGAATATTGATTAGAGATGAAAAGAAGGCAACTCAAAAGGAATTTGCGGAATCGATTGATATGCCATTTACAACACTCAACACTTCGTTAAGAGTAGGAAATATCACAATAAATAAATTACTCAAGATTTTAAACGCCTTAGATTATGAGATTGTATTAAGACCAAAAAGAGGGGTTGATAAAAATGCCCGTTCTATCGTCATTGATGAAATGGTTGACAGGAGGTAGATATTATGAACTTGACAGAATGCTTAAAAAAATTAATTGCTGATAGCAATAGTTCTTATTCAAGACTTGCAGAAAGGTTAGGGTATGAGCGAGCATCAAGCATTGGAAATATTATGAATAGAAGCGACACAAAGGTCAGCATCCTAATCAACATATGCAACGAACTTGACTACGATATCATCATCAGACCACGAGGCGGTAATGACAGAGCAGAAAGAACAGTCGTACTAGATGAAGTGCCCGACAGAAAAGACAACAGAGGAAGATTCAAGCGATGAAATACGGCTACGCACGAGTGAGTACAGGAAAGCAGTCTCTCGACAGACAGATAGACAGCCTGCGCTCATACAATGTAGATTATATTTACAGTGACAAGTACACGGGCACAAGAATCGACAGACCGAACTACTGCAAGTTGAAGGAAACGATAAAAAAAGGGGATGAACTATACATCCACGCACTAGACAGACTTGGAAGAAATAAACAGCTTATAAAGGACGAGATTAGATTTTTCCAGGAAAAGGGTGTTATAATAAGAATACTTAATATGCCTACAACCATGATTGAACTGGACGGACAGGAATGGATCATCGAGATGATAAACAACATAATCCTCGAGGTGCTTTCATCACTCGCTCAGCAGGAGCATGACATGATGGTGGAGAGAACCGTTGAAGGTCTCAAAGCTGCACGCAAGAGAGGGAAGAACATCGGAAGACCGACTGTCTCAATCGAAGAGGTAGATAACCTGGTCAGACAGGGTGTATCGATAACAGATGCCTGCAAGCAGTGCAATGTGAGCAGAGCGACGTATTATAAGCATAGAGCCTAGAGCCATGCACCACATATGGTGTAGGCTCTTTTTTTTGTGCAATAAAGGAGGAAATATGGCAATAGATAAGAAGAAAGTGAAACTGTACAAGAGTACTGACAGTCTTACTGCCAAGTATGACATTGTACTGAACTGCTACGCTACGAATGACAAAGATACGCTTCTGCATCTGAACAAGGACTTAAGACACAGACTTGCTGAAGCGAACAGCAACAGGAGCAAGGATATCGAGGAGCGATACAATATGTATCAGATGTATAAGAAGACATTCCTGTTTACGGCGCATTATTCGTTCGAGGACTACATGCTTTATCTCGAGATAAACAGACCTGTCAATGAGCAGTTCTACCGCCCGCGAATGAAGATACTGAAAACCGTAGTAAAAGATCTGCAGGACCTCCACGATGGAAATCTACAGGAACTGTTTATTTCGATGCCGCCACGAGTAGGCAAGACAACGCTGATCATGTTCTTTCTTACATGGCTCATGGGAATCAATTCGGAGAAGACGAATCTGTACAGCAGTTTCTCCGATACAATCACGCATTCGTTCTATGAAGGTATAAATGAAATCATCAATGACAATATGACCTATACATACAGTGAGATTTTCCCAGCATCCGTCATAGTGAATCAGAACTCTAGATTAAACACACTGGATTTGGAACGAAAGAAGAGATACCCAACACTTACATGTCGTTCTATCTATGGAACACTGAATGGTTCGTGTGACTGTAACGGCGTGCTTATCGGTGATGACTTGATTGGCGGTATCGAAGAAGCACTCAATCCGGAACGTATGTACAAGACATGGAAACTAGTGGATAACAACCTCATCACACGTGCTAAACAGGGAAGCAAGGTATTGTGGATAGGTACTAGATGGTCGCTTGTTGACCCGGCTGGTCTAAGACAGGACCTTATATTGAATGATCCGAACTTCAAGTCAAGAAAGTATAAGATTGTGAATCTGCCAGCGCTCAATGAGAATGATGAATCCAATTTCGACTATGACTATGGTGTTGGATTCTCTACTGAATACTATCAGCAGAGAAGGGCGTCATTCGAGAGAAATGATGACATGGCATCCTGGTTCGCACAGTACCAGGGAGAGCCTGTAGAACGTGAGGGCGCATTGTTCAACGGCGGAGATATGAAGTTCTATAACGGAATACTGCCGAATGAGGAGCCAATCAGAAGACTGACCGTAGTAGATACTGCCTGGGGCGGCGGTGACTACGTGAGTGCTCCAATAGCCTATCAGTATGCAGATGGAACAGTATATATACCAGATGTTGTGTTCAACAACGGTGATAAGAGAATAACTCAGCCGGAAGTGGCGAAGAAAATCGCTTCGTGGGGTGTACAGGACTGCGATGTCGAAAAGAATAATGGTGGTGAAGGCTACGCTGAAGATGTAGAGAAGGAACTTGAACGACTTGGCTACAAATGTGTCATAACATCACACAGTGCGCCGACAACAAAGGCAAAAGAGGTGCGTATATTTCAGAATGCGCCCGATATCAGAGAGTTCTATTTCCTTGAGCCAGGCAAACGCTCGAAGGAGTATTCGATGTTCATGAACAACCTGTTCTCATTCAAGATACTCGGAAAGAACGAGCATGATGATGCGCCCGACAGCTTGTCACAGTTGTGTGACAGACTGTACGGAGGCTATGGAACGATAAAAGAAATATTCAAAAGACCGTGCTAAAAGGCGCCGTTTCTCTCTCTGCAAAATACAATGATATTAGGGATGCCTGCATTCATTTGCCTACCCCCTATGTCACCTACAAGGCATCCCTCATATCTATTCATTACAGGGAGGAAATCGATGAAAAAGAACATATATTGTCCTCTCTGCTTGAAGAGAGGAAAAAAGAAGATACTAGGCAGAGTAAGCGACGATACAAGCGGTACGCTATATCTCTGGTGCAAGGTAGACAAGAAAGAAATAGAAATTCGTGTGGAAGGAGGCAACGCTGGTGATTAGCAGAGGCAGAAAGACAATCTATTCAAGTGAATCAGAAATCACAAGAGATAATGTTCAAAAAGTAGTCACATATGCGATGCAGACGCACGAATTAAACCGCAAGGATATAAAGTACCTTATCGAGTACGAGAAGGGAAGACAGGACATCCTTGATAGAGAGAAGCCTGTAAGGCCCGAAATTAACGAGAAGATAGTAGAGAATCACGCATCACAGATTGTTAATTTCAAGACGGCTTTCGTGTTTGGCTCACCAATCAGATATGTTCAGAAGGCCGAACAGGAATTGAAGAGCGAAACTACATCAGATGAGGATGATGGGTACATCGGTGAACTAAACAGCATGTGCTTTGACGAAAGAAAGCACACAAAGGACCAGGAACTAGCAAAGACATTTCTGACATGCGGTGTGGGATATAGAGGGGTTTTTCCTCAGAAGGACAAAACTGCTTATACACCTTTTAGAATTGTTAACCTGGATCCTATGAACACATTCATCATCTACAGTCCCGATATTTTTCATGATCCGCTTCTTGCAGTCACATACTGGCGTGATATGAACGATAAAGGGGTCGTGGAAGAAACGCATTATACGGCCTACACGAATGACAGGGTGTTTCAGTTCACAGATACACATGTCGGTGAGGTCGAAGAAAGCGTAAATGGTATCGGAGCAATTCCTATTGTCGAATATCGACAGGATTATGACAAGATGGGCTGCTTTGAGAGAGCCATCGGCCTGTTAAATGCAATCAACACATGCACAAGCGACAGACTGAATGGACTGGCACAGAATGTACAGTCATTCATTTGGTTCGATAACGTTGACATGAATAAAGAAGACTATGACGAACTTAGAGAGAACGGTGCATTATCCACAACAAGCAGAAACGGAACTACAGCGTCCGTAAAGACGATTGAGACATCACTTAATCAAAATGAAATTCAGAGTTTGAGTGATTACTTATATGCCCAGTTACTGCAGATCTGCGCTATGCCTTCTAGGGAAGCACAGAGTGGTTCTACAACAGGGCAGTCATCTATGCTGAGTGGTGGATGGCAGGAAGCAGAAGAAGATGCTTATCGACTTGAAGAGATGTTCGATGAAGGGGAAAAGAAGTTCCTCGCTATCGTTAAAAACATTCTCGACCGAAGCAATACAGTTGTTAAGGAAGAAGTCAAACTAAGAGATATCGACATCAAGTTCTCTAGAAACAAGGTCACAAATATGCTTGTCAAGACACAGGGGCTTCTAAATATGAAGACATTCGGCATCCATCCAAGAGTTGCCATTCAGACTGCTGACTTATTCAGCGACCCTCAGCAGGTATACGTGGACAGCAGAGAGTACCTGGCCAAAGCATATAACACAGAATTGAAAACCGACATCAATGATGACGGCAAAGACTTACAGAGCAATCCACATGGTGATAACCCAGCAACAGTTACAGATGACCAGAATACACAGATGTCATTCGTAAATTCCGGTTAGCATATTTAGGTAAGTATATTTGAGTTAGAGAAAAACTTTAAAGAGCACATATACAGTTAGAGAAAAACTTTAAAAAGCACATACATAGTTAGAGAAAAACTTTAAAGAGCAAGGAGAATCAAAATGAACGTAAGAGAAATTTTAGGCGCTAGATTAACTGAAAACACAACAATCGAAGATCTAATCGAAATGTTAGAAGCAGACAATTCTACTGTATCAGTCAGAGAATATAACGCTATGAAAGATAAGAGTGATAAAAACGCAAAGGAAGCAGCCAATTATAGAAAGCAGCTCAATGCGAATAAATCACAGGAAGAGATTAATAAAGAAGAAACTCAGAGACAGATGGATGAATTGGCCAGTCAAAATGCTGATCTCACAAAAAAACTATCAATCATGGAAAATGAGAAGAAATTCATATCTATGGGATATAACGAGGAGAGTGCGCACAAAGTGGCTAGTGCTTTAGCCGAGGGTGATATGAAATCATTTTTCAAGCAGCAGGAAATTTTTAATGCTGAATTAAACAAGAAGTACAAAGCAGAGGCGTTAAACAATACAAAAACGCCAGGACAGGACGATAATCACGACGATATCATGACAAAAGAGAAGTTAAGCACAATGTCATTAAGGGAACAGATGAAGTTCGCCGAAGAAAATCCTAGTGAATATCAGTCAATTTACGGCAAAGGAGAATAAGACATATGGCAAACACACCATATCCTAATTATGTATTGGAAAACAAGTTTGAAGACCAATACCAGACATATCTAGACTTAATGCAGTTCTGTACTGTTGATAACTCATTAACAGGCGAACCTGGCATGAAGAAAAAAATCCGTACTTATGTAGCAACTGATGGTACGGAAACAGTAGCAAAAGGTGAAGGAAACACTAAGTCAATTACAGCCAGCTACACTGAAACAGAATACACAATCGAGACATTACAGAACAGATTCGATTGGTATGACGAAGATGAAATGGAAGATCCATTAGTAGTTGATAAAGGCTTAGAACACCAGGCAGTTGACATGTTCAACACTGCTCAGAAGAAGGCTGTCGCAGAGTTTGCAAAAGCCACTCAGAAAGTAGAGACTGCCAAGTTTGATTTTAACTCTTTCGTTGATGCAGTAGCATCTATTAAGGACTTAAAAATCAGTGAATCAACTGAAATCACAGGATTAGGCGTTTTCGCATTAGTTCATAAGAAAGACACTGCAGAAATCCGTAAGAATCTAGGAGATTTATTAAAATACGTAGAAGCATATGCACGTAGCGGTTACATTGGCACAGTTGCTGGTGTAAACATCTATACATCTGCATTAGCAAAAGAAGGAGAATTTGCAGTAGCAACCAAAGAAGCAGTCACTTACTTCAACAAGAAGGGTGCAGAAGCCGAATCTTCAACTAGAGGAAGCCGTTCAGCAGAAAATGCTAACAAGCGTGAAAACACTGTTTTCTTAAGAAAATATGGTATTTTCGCCTTAACAAATCAGAACTACATTGTAAAGGTTGTTAAGAGTGCAACTAGTGGACTTGCTGCGGGGGATGAAATTCCTACAGTCTAGAAAGGGGTAGAGAATGAAAAAAGTAGAAGTGATTAAAGCGTTTTATGACGCAAAAAACAAAAAGACCCTACGTAAAGTAGGGGATGTGATTAAAGTTACAGAAATCAGAGCAATGGAACTCATTGAAAAAGAGTTCGCAAAAGAAGCGGAATAGTGTATATGAAAGGGGATGATAAACATGACACAGGAAGAAATACTAAGAATCAAATTAAAAGATGATGATGTTGATGACGATGATTTAGTGGTTCTTCTGCAAAGTGCCAAGTTAATCATTCTCTCAAATCGCTATCCTTATCATGATTTTCCTGTTGATGACAACGGAGAATATATTCTTGAGAATAGATACAAGGATCTGCAGATAAGAATTGCAGTGGAATTATTTGCAAAAGCCGGTGCAGAAGGAGAACTGACTCACACAGAAAATGCAACAACAAGACAATGGGCAAGCGCCGATGTTTCGCCTGCACTTTTAAGGGAAATTATTCCTAAAGCGAAGGTATTCTAAATGAGAAACTTCAAGAGAGATCAGTTCACAATCTACTATGCACTGTTCCAAAAGGATAGTGCCACGGATAAATACGGCAACAGAATAGGTGGCTATACTGAGCCGACAAAATTAAAAATTTCACTTTCTGCAGCAAAGGGCGATTCGAATTATAACGTATTCGGTAAAGATACTGATTATGACAGAGAGATGGTTACGACAGATACTAACTGCCCTATTGACGAATATTCTAGATTATGGATTGGCGTCGATACGTCAGAGACCCACAATTACGTAGTGACAAAAGTCGCAGTAAGCAAGAGGGAGAAGAGATATGCAATCAAGGAATATAAAGGTTAGGCTGAACGATGAAAGTATCAGTCAAGCCGTCTCTAGTCTTAAGGAATACAAGAAAACACTGAAATATAAGCAGGCCGCTCTCATGAAAGAACTCGGTGAGCATGGCTTTGAAGTGATGGTCAGAGAGATTGATTCCTATCCAATGCCTTATTCTAAGGACGATTTAATTAATAGTGTGTCATATGAATGCACAGGTAAAACAGTCACTATTTACAATGCATCTGAACACGCTTTATTCGTAGAATTCGGAACCGGAATCGTTGGCTCACGTTCGCCGCATCCACACGATACCATCGGTTATCACTATGATGTCAATAATCACGGTGATGATGGGTGGTATTATCGTGATGAAGGAGAATGGCAGTGGACAAAAGGTATGCCATCTAGACCATTCGCTCATGGCACATACGAGACTTTGAGGGCAGAACTTATCGATATTGTAAAGAAGGTGTTTCAACAGTGATTGACAGAGAAGATGAATTATTCGCTGATATTGCAGACAATCTTAGAAAACAGTTTGATGGTATTTATATTATCGGAAAGCAATTATCTTCTGAACCACCTAGATTTCCGGCAGTATCTATCATTCAAGAGAACAACGTAGTAAACAAACGATATAGTACATTTAACGAGATGGAAAATGTTGCTCATATTACGCAGTACATTGAAATCTATTCTAATGATAAAGAGCAGAAAGAAGAAATATGCAAATCGATATCGTTAGCAATTGATAATGTATTGAAAACTCATGGCTATTGCAGAATGATTAACCAGCCGATGGTTAACGCTGATGATACTATAGCAAGAAGAATCATGAGATATAAGAAAGAAAATGAAACACAATATTAAGGAGGATAAATATGGGAGTAGCAATCAACACAGCTGGCGTAACTGTAGGATATGCCGTTGAAGCGACAGCAGGTACTAGACCAACTAGTGGGTACACTGTAATTCCGGACATCAAGTCCGTTCCGGAACTAAATCCAAGTCCCGAAACTTTAGAATCTACTGATCTAATGGAAACAGAGTACAAGACTTATATTGAAGGCTTAAAGGACTTAGGTGGAGCATTAGCATTCACAGCAAACCTAACAGAGGAACTCATTACAGTTTGGGATGCCTTAATTGGAAAGTACGAAGAAGCTGCAAAGACAGGCAAGGCTACATGGTTTGAAATCAAGCATCCTAAGTTAGCAAAATCTGTTTACTTTAGTGGTCAGCCATCAAAGACAGGTTTACCAGCAATTGAGGTAAACAGCATCTTAGAAACTAACTTATATATCACACCTACAGGTGCACCTGAATGGGGAGCAAAAAGCACTGATAACGTATAAGTTAGAGGCGCTTTAATCGGCGCCTTTTTTTAATAATTTATAGAGGAGATAAGCAAGTATGGAAAAATCAAATAGCACAACAATCAAGTTTGCATACGAAGGCAAGAATTATGAATTAGGTTATACAAGAGAAATTGTCGGTAAGATGGTTGGAGAAGGCTTTGAAATTGAAAAAGCAGCTCAGAACCCACTTGATGCGATTTATGAATTATTCATTAATTCATTTGAAATGAATCATCAAGATACAGATATCAATACAAGAGAAAAGATTTTAAAGAATCTTGGCAATAAAGAGCATCTATTTACAGTGCTTGTAGAAATGTTCTCTGAACCAATCGAATTCCTAGGAGAACCAGAAAAAAACGCGATCGAGTGGACAGTATAGAAAGCGATGCGTCCACGAACGATTATAGGAAAGTAATGAATGAGTGGTTTCCCTATTATCTTGCGTTAGGGATGACCTATGAACAGTATTGGTGTAGTGACCCATATCTTACGGTTTATTATCAGAAAGCCAAGAAAATGAAGTTTGATTACGATAATCAGATGGCGTGGCTAAACGGAATGTATATATATGATGCCGTATCAGCTATCGTGTTCAATACATGGTGCCGTAAGGAAGGGGAACAGTGCAGAAATTATACTAATAAGCCTTATGAATTTGATGGGGCGAAGCAAGAAGAAGAATTAAAGAAAGAAGCAGAGGTCCAGGCAGAAGCGTGGATGCGAAACTTCGTTAATCTATATAAAGTTTAGAGCCGAACCGAGAGCCTTATTTTTTAAGGAAGGAGGTTTGAAACTATATGGCTGATATAGATAAATTATCGATAGTATTCGAAAGTGATGTTGACCAAGCTGTCAATGCAATAGATAAGTTGACAGGTGCACTTCAAAGATTAAATCAAGGTATTAAGATTGACGGCAATATTGCAACTACCTTGAACTCTCTTTCAAGACTTGACAAAGTAGTCAATGGCTTAAACACCAAGAATGTTGATGCTTTTTCTAAAGGAATAAGAAATCTTGCTGAAGCAATGAAACCTTTAGAAAAAATCGGCAAAAGCGGTCTTGGCAAAACTTTGAACAGTTTATCAGATATATCTAAAACCATCAGCAAATTAGACCAGGCAGACTTAGGCAAGTTCAGTGGGCAGATGAATCAGATTTCAAGTGCCATGGCACCACTTGCACAGAACAGCAATCAGTTGTCTGATGTGTTTAGTAAAATGCCGAGTGCAGTAGCCTCTGCATCCAAGTCTTTAGATGCCTATAATTCTAAATCTAGAGGCGCTAAGACTCATACAGGTGGACTGTTTTCAGCAATCAGTTCTTTAGTAAGTGGAGCAAGAGGAATACATTCTACTTTCTCGTCACTGAATTCGACGTTCGGTTTCTTTTATAATGAAAGTGCTGAATACATAGAACAGTTAAATCTGTTCAATGTTGCAATGGGCAGTGCTGCACAAAGTGCCAGCGCATTTGCTCAAAAGGTCAGTGATGCTATGGGTATCGATCCAGGCAAATGGATGGAATACCAGGGCACACTTAATATGATGATTGAAGGCTTTGGCGTGGCAAGTGACAAAGCACAGATAATGTCGCAGAACCTAACACAGTTATCATATGACTATAGTTCCTTAATGAACGTAGATGTAAGCACTGCTTTCGATAAAATACAGAGTGCCATGTCCGGACAGATTAAAGGATTGAAGGAATATGGTAACAACGTATCTGTTGCGATGGTCAAACAGACAGGTCTTAAATATGGCTTACAAGGCAACGTAAGCACCTGGGATCAGAACACACAGGCAATCATGAGATACATCACTATCATGAATAATGCCAGCAAAGTAGATGTATTTAATGATATGGCACGAACAATCAATACGCCTAGTAATGCCGTGCGTATCTTGGCACAACAGTTTAACCTGCTTAGACGTGCAGTCGGTAATATTGCGAGCGTATTTGCTACGGCAGTAATTCCATATATACAGGTAGCAGTTGAACTTCTGAATAAGTTTGCTAGTTTTGTAGCTGGCTTATTCGGATTTAAATTACCAACCATTGATTATAGCGGCTTAGAAAAAGGCTCTGGTGCTATGGATGACATGGCAGACAGTGCTAAGGACGCAGGCTCATCAGTGGGTGGAGCAACCAAGAAAGTAAAAGACCTAAAGAAAGAACTACAGACATTAGGATTTGATGAATTAAACATTCTCAACAGTCCAAAGAACGATTCCGACAGTGGCGACTCTGGTGGTGGATCCGGTGGCGGCGGTATCGGTGGTGGTGCTGGTATCGGTGATATCGATTTGCCACAATATGATTTCTTGAAAGGCTTAAAGAAAGATACAGACGAAATAGAAAAGAGATTAAAGGAACTATTTAAACCTGTCACTGATAGTTGGAACAAGTATGGCAAAGGCGTCATGGACAGCTTTAAGTTTGCTTTAAATGAATTATCTGAACTCACAAAGAGTATCGGCAGATCATTTGGAGAGGTATGGCAGAACGGCACAGGCAAGAAGACGGTAAGTGAAATTCTACTAATCGTTAAGAACTTATGCGACTTCATCGGATATCTAGCAAAGCGTTTCAGAGAAGCGTGGGATGAAGCAGGACTAGGAACAAAGATCATTCAGAATCTATGGGATGCTGCAAATAATTTACTTCATTCCGTTGAAGACATTAGTGAGCAGTTGAGTAATTTTGCTTTCTATCTTGATTTCAAGCCAGTGTTAAAGAGTGTTTATAGTTTATCAAAGGCTTTTAAAGAACTTTCAGATATTGTAGGAAAATATCTAAGTGATGCTTTCAAGAATGTACTGTTGCCATTAGCAAAATGGGGCATTGAAAAAGTTATTCCTACAGGAGTTAGTGCTTTAGCAGATGCCTTAAAGGGAGTCAGTGCTGCTCTTAAGAATTTAAGACCGTTTATCACTTTCCTAGAAAAATTAGCTGTTGCCCTAGGAAAATTAGTGGGGAACACTATTTTGGTTGGCATCAGTGCATTAGGAAAAGCATTGAAGGCTATCGGTCAGTCAAAAACATTATTAGCAGCATTAACCACTACTGTAGCAACGCTTATCGCTTCTATGAAGTGGGGCAAGGTAATCAATGACTTGAACGATGTAAACAGTACCGTAAGCAAGTTGAAGGTAGTATTTGAACTTTTCAAAAGTGAAGGAATCTCTGCACTTGAACTTTTAGTACAAGATTTTGTTAAGTCGCATAAAGCACTCGATACATTAGTCACTGGCTTCAAAGGACTAAATGATGCCAACGGTATACTTAGTGGAGTTAGCACCGCCGTTACTGCGTTAGGTACTAAACTTGGTGTATTGACCGTGGCTGAAGGCGGAGCGACAACTGCAACAGGTTTATTAGGTGGTGCGTTTGCATTCCTTGCGGCCAATCCATTAGTGGCTGTTGCTGGCGCTATAACTATCGCAGTCGCTGCATTAGCGATATTCACGAGCAGAGTTAAGGATAATTCTGATGCACAGGAAAGAGCGTTATCATCAGCCAAAAGACTTTCTGACGGCTTGAAGGAACAAGCGCAAGAATGGAAAAAAGCCAATGCAGAAGCAAAAAAGAATGCAGAAGCAGGTCAGCAAAATGCTCTTGTTGCACAGGACTACGCTAGTAGATTGTATGGAATCGTAGATGCGAACGGCAAAATCACAGGCACTGTAAAACAGGCACAATTCTTTGTTGATCAACTTAACAATCAGTTAGGAACGAATATCGAAATTCATGATGGTGTTATTTCTAACTGGGATGAAGAAAAGCAAAAAATCAATGAAAACATTGAAGCACTTAAGCGAAAAGCTGTTATCGAAGCGTACAGTGAAAAATTCATTGAAGCAGAAAAAGAAAGAATCAAAGCCCAAGAACAGTTAACTGAAGCAACTAGTAAGTACAATAAATCAAAAGAAAGAGAAGAAGAACTTCTCGGAAAACTCAAAGAAGCATGGGAAAGCGGACAACAACCAAGTGCTTCTTTAACTGAGGAATATCGAAAGCAGCTAGAAATAACTGAAAAGTACGGCAAAGCTGTAGGCAGTGCTAAAGACAAAGTCACAAGCATCACTGATGGCTTAAACGAATACAACGCTGCAATACAGTCTGCTGATGGAACTGTTGAAAGTTCTACTGCATTTATTGTCGAACAATATGGAGTGTTAGCGAAAGATGGCACATATACATACAGTTCTTTAGCAAACGGCCTAAATGACCTTAACGCCAAGTGCGATGAAAACGGAAAGGTATGGCAGACCTTAAGTAAGACAGAACAGGAAGCAAGCAAACAGGCAAGAATTCAGTTGCTTAGCGACTTGGCTCAGAAAGCATTCAGTCAAGGCAAGACTTATGAGCAGATGCTTTCTACTGCAAAAGCAAAAGGTGCTGAATTAACACAAGCTGATAAGGCTGAGTTAAAGAAGCAGTATGACAACCTTAAGAAGCAGTCAGAAGATATAAAGGCAGTCAAAAATACTCAAAACAATACATTACTGGCTATGCTTGATAAGTACGGCATCGATAAGAATAGTAAAGATGCGAAGCGCTATCAGAAAGAATTGAAAGATGCGCAAAAGAATGGTACTGAGCAAGGTCAGCAGTATATTGATAAGTTAGCCAAAAAGATAAATGACGGAACACTGAAAGTCAGCAACGAAGCAAGCAAGGTTGGAAAGCAGAGCAAAGAGAAATTCGAATCTCACAAAGCAGATTTTAAAGTAGACACAAAATCGGCTAATAACATTCTTAGCCGATTCATGAGTTCGATTCCTAGTTTCAAGTCTATGAAATTAGACCTTAAGACGGATAAAAAGAGATTCAAAATCGGTGATTTCGGATTTGACATCGGTTTCTTTGCTCGAGGTGGTTTTCCGGACAGTGGTCAGATGTTCGTTGCTCGAGAAGCCGGACCGGAATTAGTAGGTCGTATCGGGCGTAGAACTGCCGTTGCAAATAATGATCAGATTGTGCAGGGTATCGCAAGTGCCGTAAGAAGTGCCATGGCTGGCGCAAATAGTCCTAGTAATGGTGGTACTACAAGAATCACAGTACAGAACGTTCTTAACGGCAAAGCAATCGGTGAGTCTGTTATCGAATATCATAATGGCAAAGTCAAACAGACAGGACATAGTCCTTTATTATTCTAAAAGGAGGGAGACAACGTGGAATATATTCTAGAAATAAATGGCTACGGGTGTTTCCCTAGCAAATACGAAGTACAGCTAAGCGATGTTGACAGGGAGGACGGAAGCGGAAGAAACCAAAACGGAGATATGCTACGAGATAGAGCAGGGGTCAAGAAAAAAGTCATCTTGACCTTCGCTGCTATTCCGCAGTCAAAGGCAGAACGCCTGTTGCAGGCCGTTAAGGATGAATTCGTTACCGTTACATACCTAGATCCGGAACTTGGGAAACGAACGATGACAGCTTATGTCGGTGACAGAAACTGTCAGATATTCAAATATGATAGGGCAAGTCAAGAATGGATATGGGATAGTATAACATTCAACCTTATCGAGAAATAATCAGAAGGAGGGGCAATGATGATTAACACAAGCAGACAATATCAAGATGTTATAGTTGGTCCTTCTAGAAGCATTAAAGCAAGAGTGAAATTCAACGGAGATACTTTATTGGATGATGATAAAGTTATCTCTGTTTCACTGAATGAGATAGCGAATTCTGATGAAAAAGTCACAATTGGTGAACTCAACAGTGCGAAGGCAGTCGTGGAGTTCGAAATGCCTAATGATATAATCCCTTTAAAAAACGGAATATTCAGCATTCAAAGTGGACTGCTTGTGAATGGTGAATATGAGTTTGTGGATAAAGGAACATTTTACATAGATGAGATAGAAAGCAGCATGGGCAGTAAGATTGTTACTGTCAGCGGCTACGATAGCATCTATAGAATGAATGCAGAATACAAGCCAGGCATTAAATATCCAGCGTTATTAGAAGAAGCAATACAAGATATATGCAGACAGTGCAATATCACATCTGCAATTGATAATATCCCAAGCATTACATTGGATAGCTACCAGGAAAACATTACATGCAAAACATTTATGGGCTACTGCTTAGGTCTCATGGGATTGAATGGGCGCATGAATGAAGCAAACAAACTGATAGGCTACTGGTTTAAAGACAGTGGTTTTAAAGTTAAATGGGATAATCAGTTTCAGAGTGGATTCAAGTTAACATCCGACAATGATGTGAAGATCACAAGCGTGTCCTGCAATGGATTGATTAGTGGTAACGGCTATGGCATATCGTTTGAGAATCCATACATGACACAGGAAATTCTCGATGGAATATATAAGAAAGTAAACGGATTAACTTATAGTCCATCGACTGTTGAATGGAGAGGGAATCCGTCATTACAGATAAGTGACATCATCAAAGTAGAAGATAACAACGGTACATTTCACAATGTCATTTTAAGTGAACACACAATCACATTGACAGGCATGAAAGACAGCATCACTTGTAAAGGTTCCAACGGTGAAATTGTGATGAGTACATCAAACTCGCCTACGCAGTTAGTCGTAAAGCGATTGTACAACACACTCACAAATGCACTCAAGACAAACAGTGAGAACATTCTAGGACATAATGGCGGCTACTACAGAGTAGACTTCAATGAAGAAGGGCAGCCTAGTGGCTGGTCTATCATGAATACGCCGACACTACGTGATGACACTAAGATGTGGAAATTCTCTAGTGGTGGTCTTGGCTACAGTGTTGATGGTGGAAAAACATTCACAAAGATTGCATTTGACCTGGAAGGAAATTTCAGTGCCAATGCTATCACGACTGGCGTTATAACCGGAGAGATGTTCGAACTTAACCTTGATAACGGTGTTATTAAGATAGGTGAAAGAGACGATAAGGGGGAGATAAGTAACCCTAGCCTATACGTGAATGAAAAGGGCGAAGTGAAAATTAGAGCGTTTGAGAGGGTCGAGAATAAGGCTGATGAAGCGCTCAAACAGGCACAGGGCTCAGTTAAAAAGTTTGTGTGCCAGTATGCTGGTTCAAATGATGGTGTTACACCTCCTCAAAGTGGCTGGTCCGAGACTGCACCGACTTGGCGTCCTGGATTATATATATGGCAGAGAACTGCCACTACAATCAATGATACTGTCACATACAGTACGCCTGTATGTATTACAGGGGCAAAGGGCGAGGATTCAATACTATTATGCATAGAATCATCAAATGGCACGACATTCAAGAACAGTGATGTGGCAACTATATTCACAGTAAGTGTCTATGTGGGTGGAGTTGTGATTGATAACTCCACTAAATTAAGAGAAACATTCGGAGATGGTGCATATCTACAATGGCTCATTAAAAGGCACGGAGAGACAGAATTCAGCAAGATCCCGTTAGATGATTCAAGGCTTAACGATAACGGGTTTATGTTTACTATTTCAGCGAAAGACATTAAATTCAAGGCAGTATTCAACTGCGAATTAAATATTTAGGAGGAAACAAAATATGGCAATTAAAGCGGTCAATCAAATTGATGTAATTGACTTAACTGATGGCTATTCCGTTGTATTAACAAGCGATAGCCATACATTTTTAGGCACTACCAGCGCCGTAAACGGTACACAGACAACTACTACACAGGTGATGGCATTATGTGGTAGTGAACAGGTTCCTTGCACTGTAGGAACTATTACATGCCCTACAGGAATCTCAGCGGTATCTGATGGGAAGACACCAATGCCAACAATCACGGTTACTGCAACATCTGCATTAACTAAGAGTGGTACTATTACTATCCCTATCGTCGTTGATGGTGATATTACTATCAACAAGACATTCAGTTACTCAATCGCATTTAAGGGGCAGACAGGTCAGAATGGTACCAGCGTTACTGTGAGTTCGACTTCTGTAACTTACCAGGTTGGTACAAGTGGTACTACTAAGCCGACAGGAGAATGGAGTACTACTGTTCCGAGCGTACCGAATGGACAGTTCTTGTGGACTAAGACAGTAGTTAAGTACTCTGACGGCAAATCAACAGAAGCATATTCAGTTTCTTACAAAGGTACAAATGGAACAAACGGTTCAAACGGTACTAGCGTTACCGTAAGTTCAACATCAGTTACATACCAGGCAGGCACAAGTGGCACTACTCCTCCAACAGGAACATGGAGTTCAACAGTTCCTAGTGTGGCAAATGGTCAGTATCTATGGACAAAGACTGTTGTTGTATATTCAGATGGTAAGTCTACTGAATCATATTCCGTATCTTACAAAGGAACAAACGGAACGAATGGAAAAGATGGCTTAGACGCTATCACAATGGCGATCACTTCAAGCGGTGGAACAATTTTCAAGAATACCGCTATTGCTACAACTTTAACTGCTCATGTATACAAGGGTGGAGTTGAAGTTACAGGGTCAGCTTTATCTGCATTAGGAACCATCAAGTGGTACAAGGATGGTGGAACTACTGCAGTAGCAACAGGGGCAACATATACAATCGGTGCCGGCGATATTACAAACAAGGCAACATTCAGCGCACAGTTAGAAGGATAATCATATGATTAAGGCATCGGCTAGCATGACCCTCGTGAGAGTCAATGATGGCGAGGACGGGCAGGGAATTCGCTCAATCACTCCGGAGTATTACCTATCAGATTCTGCAACGGAAATGCCCGATGCAAGCAGTAACGGGTGGAAAAGCGTTCCCGATGACTACATTGACAAGCATTATTACTGGGTAAGGTCGAAGATATTATGGGATGATGGAACATATACAACGACCGCCCCAGTGCTTGCAAATGATCTTAAGTCAATCATTGACGATTACGACAACAGAATCAACAACATGAACAGTCAGCTGCAGCAGGCAACCAAGGATGCTTCTTCGTCTATAGAACAGACTAAGGCATCCATCTTACAGACTGTATCAGAAAATTATTATAGTGCCTCTGATGGTTCTAATCTCGCTTCTACGGTATCAACGCTTAAGCAGACAACAGAAAGCATTCAGATGGGATTTGTAAAGAAAGAGGACTTTACATCCCTTTCTGACAAGGTTTCAAACAATCAGACACAGTTGAATACCTATATCAGATTCAACGCAGAA